GGGCCATGAGCTGTTGTATGCCGGCCATGGCTAAGTTAACTGCAAGACCCATTCCCATCATCTGCATACCTGAAAAAGTAGCACCCATGCCAGCAGACATAGTAGCACCGAAGCCAGCGCCTTGCATCGCAGGGAGAGCTGCACCTGCGGTATATATTACAAGTACTGCTAGAGCAATCGCGGCTAGGATCTTACCCATGCCGCTCTTGGAGCCTGCAGGTATGGCTGTAATGGTAACATCGCCCTCTTTTAAAGGAATTAGTAAGTCCTCCTCTGCTACTGACTCTCCTGCCATGTCAATTGTAAAGCCTACATTCTTATCAATAGACTCTAATAAGTATTGTTTGAACTCAGGTCTATTTGCGTTTATACACTTTAATATGCTTTGATGAGAGTCTGCATCTACATAAAAGACTTCTCCGAACTTCTCTTTAAGCTCTCCAGCTAGGGTAACTTTACGACGCATAACGATATACTCCAATTATATGTTTTTTCCAGAAAGGATAGATATTCTCTCTGCAAGATATTCTGTTTTGTGCGTGATGATATATTAGATCATCACCTAAATATACTCCACAATGGTTGCCTACTGCGGATCTGATTGCAAAAATGATTAGATCACCTTTTTGCATATTACCTTCAACTTTCTTAAAACCCCAAGTACTAATATAGTCTTCTGTAAAGTAATCTAAACCTTTTTCCCACCAGTCGTCTTCAAAAGGTATTCTTTTTGGTAAGTCAATTCCCTGGGCTTTATAGTAATCTATGCCTGCCTCTAGACAATCCGAAACACCGAACTCATAGTCCCTGCCATAAAGAGGCTTTGAAACACTCTCAGGCTCTAGGGTATACAAATCCATTTCTGGATAACTAAAGATATAGTAAGGCACTCCTGTTGCATTACAATAATTTACATCTGAAATGCTTGGGTCACAGCTTGCATCTGGGTGACTATGAACCACTCCTACAATATCACACTTTCTTGAGATTTTTAAGTATTGCTGAGAGTCTATTACGAAATCTTCCTCGCCTTCTGCAATATTGTCGCAAGGGAACCACTGTAGATCCCCTTTAACTACTCCCAGTACTCCGCAACCTTCTTTTGGGTACCATTCCTCAAAATGCTTTTGTATCTGCTCTAAAAATTGAATCATATTAAAACTTCTGGGTTCCTGGAAACCCTCCAAAAGGTAGTACGCCCTGCTTATTTTTTCTGCCATCTGGTGGCAGGTGGTCTTCTAGAGTTGCTGCGCCGCCAGGAAAATCTATTGGAACGTACTGAAAGCGACATTTACAAGATTGTAATGTTTTACCACAGTTATCGTCTCTCACCCAATATTTAGAAGTATCGCTAGGCAGAATTGTACCTACAGAGGAAGTAGACGAATTATGTCCTAATATACATCTCCATATATGGTCATTAAGGAAGACTCGATCTCCTACTGCATAGTCCTCATCAGTAGCATCATGCGCTACATATGTAAATATCGGAGCCCATACAGTGCTTGGGGGCTTATTTTCACTTGCTGAAGTATGCTCAGCTATACACCTCCAATACTTGCCTCCATCCTCTACATATGAGGTGGCTTTATAAAGTTGGCCTGTTGCCCAATCTGGTGCATTTAAATCAGTAAACCAATCTGCGCGAAATAAGAGAGTATCATCTATATCAAAAAAGGCTCTATGTGGTCGGGTATCGTCGTCATAGAAGCCACTTTTAATAAATAAAATACTATCTGCAGGAAAAGTACATCCTCCTTTATTTGCCGCAGCGCCTTGATACTGCCAAGAACAGTACTTACCTACTACTACACGTCTCGGTAGTTTTATACCTTCTAAATCATAAGGAACGGCTACCTCAAATACAACCATAGTATTATTTTCTGAAGCAATTCTATCTATAATGTACTTAATAATAGGAAATTCTGTAGGAGCGGTACCAGCAGACCCCGCTGCGGATTCTCCATGTAGATGCTTTTTAAGAGTTCTTCGTCTTACCAAAGCAGATCCTATTAAATCATCGTTTGTAAAATCTCCAGATAAACCACTAAACATACTTAAAATATTAGCAACAGTAAAAGAAGGTCTAGCAGGTGCTCCATCGGAGGCCATGTCTAACCCTTCCATAATTACTGGCATGGCTGTGTACGTTCGTAGATCATAAGGCGAAGCATTGTCTCTAAATTGAACTGTACTAAGATCTGCTTCTAGCCCGTCATGGAAATAAAGCACTTGACCGTCTTCAAGCGCTAGCTCGAATAAATCTATGAACGCACTCGAAGGCTCTAGTTGTTGTAAGTCTGTTGCAATTATATCACTCATGGTTCGTAAACTCTCCTAAGAGTTGCTGTTAAATTATAAAAATCATCGTATGCGTATGCAGTATTGTACGAATCACATACGACTTTTATGTCTTTCTCTCCAGTTCTGGTAGTGTTATTTGTATCTGGTAGTGTAAAAGTAAAGTTAGCAGCTCCGTTCTGGGCATCTAAAAAACTTACAACATCATCAATAAATGCTTTTGTTCTATTATTGAACGAAATATTATAACTTTCTTGTAAGCTGTTTATACCGTCAGCTACTCTTTGCTCGTACCCGTCACCAAAGCGAGCAACTAAAACGGAAGGCTCGCTACCTCTTGATAGACCTTTATCGGGAGTAGCGTATGCTGATAATCCGTCGTATATAAATCCTGTTGCCATTATGCTGCTCCGTACGGGTTAAGTATACCGCCCGATCTCTTTTGGTTTTGTAATTCTTTCTGGACTGCTGCTGCTACTGCTGCACCCATCTTATCCATATCCATACCTTTTCCGCCTTGGGTAGTTGTTTGTCCATCGGAAGCTACGTTTACTGTAATATTATTGTTTGTAGTACCGCTTCCCGCACCTTTCATTTCGACAGGAATTGAGTTGCCGTTCGGCAGAGGTACTACTGCTTCTGTTCCGTGCAACACTGCAGGGTACCCAGAAGTTGAACCACTTGCTACACCGCCGGCTGAGTAACCTTTAGGAGGCATGGCTATGCCTCCGTTTCTGAACCCGTCTGGCGACAGTCTTGCTAAACCAGCATTGCCCGTGCCGCCTGTATCTACAGTGTCTCCACCGAAACCGCTACCAATAGACCCTCCAAACCCACCTATCGCCATTTTGAGAAGTTTAACGGTTATCAGCTCTGCAATTACTTGAGCCAACGAATTCAAGATTCCTTGAGCCATACTTGCAAAAGCCTCTTTTACCGTCATAGTACCATTTATTAAGCCAGTAAACGCAGACGTCATATTAGACTCAATAGAGTTAGCCAGATTATTTGCAATTTTGGCACCATCTGTTAGCGCAAGGTTGGCTCTTCTAACAAGGTCTTCTTGCAAAAATACTTGAGCGTTTATCTCTTCCATCTCTGCTAGCTGTGCTTTTGTAGGGTTTTCTACTGTTTGTAGCATATCCCTTTTTAATTGGGCCTGCTCACGCATCTGACTAAGTTTTAACTCAGCATTCGCTACTTTATTTAGCTCCTCTCTACGCTTTTTAAGCCCAGGAAACTCTATATCAGGAGCATCTAAGGTTTGCTCTATATTTAACGTTTGAGCCTCTAAGGCGTGACGCAGTTTTTGGTCTCGTAGTTCTTTCATCAGATCGATCTCGTCTTGAAGACCTTTAATTCTTTTCTTCTGTTCTTCTGCTGCGAGAGCGTTGCTAGCAACAAGGGATTGTTCAAGTTCTAGCTGACTTTTAAGAGTCTCCATGTACACTTCTATATCTGATTTAGGGAACATCTTATTACGAAGGTCTACAGCTGTTTTTGCATTTTGATCAGCAAGACGGGTTCGCTCATCTACCACCTTTCCTAGATTTATATAAGCTAATATTGTATTGTGGATCTCATTTTGAGTCACTCTCTCACCATTTTGCAGCCTACGGTTCATATCTAAGAAGGCCTTGCCTTCGTTACTGTTTCTTAATAACATATCAGAGCGCATCAGCAAAACATCTGCTTGTTTTTGCAATATTTCTAAAAAGTTCTCCAAAGCCTCAGTCTGTTTAGGGTCTGTAAGAGCAGCAAGAGAAGCTTTTTCTTCATCAAGTTTACCTCGTGTTACACGAGCAAACTCGCCAAATGGATCTTCGGCGGTTGGCTGCCCGCTGAAGGGATTCCTATAAGTATCAAGAAGAGCGTTTAACTTTTCAATTTCCTTTTCCGACCTTGCAATTTCTGGCAAAATCTCAGTAGAAACAAAAGCAGATTCAAAGGCTACCTCGTCGAGTGACGGAATATTTGCTAGTGCTCTGCCTACGCTCATAATTACGCTTGCAGTTGCTGAACCTTCTCTGTTTATCTCTTTTTGAATAGCTACAAAATGCTCCAAATCTTCATTTACGGATTTAAGTTTATCTCCAAGAATATCGGTTGCACTTACAACTTCTTCTGTTGCCTCTTTTTGAGAAAAGAATCCTTTGACAAGCATTGCAATACTTGCAATCATACCAACATATCCAAGAAGAGAGAAAGCTCGAGATATAAACGCTCCGGCAACAGAAGCACCTTTTGCTAAAGAGTTCATAGCACTCAAGCCTGTTGTTTTTAGTTTGAGAAATGCTGCTGAAGCACTTTTTTCCATCTTATTATAATCAGCGGCCATTTTCTTAGTAGCTGAGCTATTTGCCAACATCAGATCGTCTAGATGACGAATCATTGCTATTGCCTGCTTTTTATTGAAATCTTTAAACACTCCGTTTCTTTTAAGAAGCTGGCGTTTCAAAGCACCAAGCTGTTGATTACTTAACTGATCTCCTGCTCTTAATCTACCTAAAACAGTTCCTGCGCCCGATTCTACGCCCGATAACCCTGAAGTTAGGGAAGCCCTTGCTGATCTACCTAAAGCAGCTCTAGCTTTAGGGTCTGCTCCTGCTGCTGCAAGTGCTCTATTATAAGCATCCAACGCAGATTTTGCGTTTTGGAAAGCGATCGCGGATCTATCCGCCGCAGCCTCCGCGGCGTTGCCTAAATTTGCTAATCCTGGAACAGCTGCTCGAAGAACAGGGCCAAGGAAGCCTGCAACAGCTAATCCCACTAACAGAGGAAAGTCTGTAAGTAGTTTAGCTAGTGGACCTGCTGCTTTTTCTGCGATAAGTTTTATTTTGTTAATAATATCATCAAAAGCTTTGCTTAGTTTTGCATATTTATTAGTCTGTACTCCGGTAATTGCTAAAATTCTTCCATACTTTTCTTCTGCTTGTGTGAGTACATTATTTGCAACTGCCTGGCTCTTTTCAAAAGTAGTCAAAGCATTTGCATCTTTACCCAAGGCACGAGCGTATTCTTCGCTGGCATCCGTTAGACGAAGAATAATACCGAGTTCGTCAAGCAGTTCTGGTTCAGCTTTTGTTACACCTCGAACCAGTCGATTAAAGGAGTCAGTAACATCTCTACCGAGTATCGCACTGGCATCTTTTGCTGCCTTACCAAGACGAATAAGCTGATCAGGATCTAGTCCAGATGCAATACCTATAGCTGCTGCTTGAGAAGCATCCTGAAAAGTTACCTGAGCGTCTGTTGCTGCAATAATATCGTTTGCAAGAGTTCTCATTGCAGTACCTGTTGCACCTGCGTAAGCTTTTTGACCCGCTTGCAAAACGGCAAGATTACCTGCTCTTTTTAGAAATCCAAATGCAGCACTAACGGCAAAGATTTGTGCCGCCAAGGTAGCGTAAGCAGCTACAAGGCCGCCTGTGCCTTGTGCCATCTTTGAAAAGTTTTTGGTAGTATTTGAAGAGGCTTGAGCAGCACCTTTTAGATTTCTATCCGCATTCCGTGCGCCTTTTGCAGTATCGTCTAGTCCCTTTGCAGCTTTTTTGGACTCGAGACCAAGCTTTTTAGTTGAGCCTTTGTCATCTACTTTTACGTCTATTTCAACTTTATTCTTCGCCATTAGCCTTTCACGTTATGGGTGAAATTTTTTCCACCGCCCGCAGATGATTTTCTTTCGTCTGCCTTTCGTTTTCTTTCTGACTCTTCTGCTCTAGTTTGTACTACGATTCCTTCGTACATTTTCATTATATACATCATTGTGCGCGGTTCTTCAACTTCATACAAACTAAACAAGTATTCTATATTTCCCCATTGTTTTCCTAGGTAGCTACCAGACATGCCTTCCCACTTGTCTTCGAGTAGTCCAAATAGAAAAAATGCCACTTGGACCTCCACGGGAAAATCCGAGGGGTCGAGTGGCATCTTTTGGGGGTCGGGCTCTTGCCCTAATTCTTCACAGATACGTAAATACTTGTCTACATCAATTGAATTAGACTGTTTTACATATCTTTCAAGTAGGGTGTTTATTTCTCCTACTTGTTCCCAGTAAAATTTTCGAGATCGCCCACTGTCTCAGTAACCCAGCTATCAAAGTCGGTTGAGTTTCTCATCAAAAGTTCTGCGTTGTCGTGGGTGTATGCAAGTTCATCGTCTGGGTCAAGTGCCGATATATCTACCAAAAGAAGCTCTTCTAGGTAACGATACTTTAGGCCTGTCCAGCCTTTAATGACTGCTTTACAGTATTCTAATAAAAACTTATCTTCGTCAAGAATTTCTTCAGGTTGACGAGTCTTTTTACTAAACTTAGTGCTAACACATTTCTTACGAAGTTTTACTAGCTCTTCTCTGCCTAAGTAACATAGGCTTACTTCCATTCCTGTATAGCCGGGGAAGTCAATTGATACTGTCTTACTTGGTGTCATTAGAGTGGCTAATGAAATAGGGGTGTCGCTCATGTTTTATCCTTTCTATATAAATTATGGTTAAAGAGCAGGAAAGTTATTTTCCGTACTTCTATTTTGTAATACATAGTATAATGGACTAGGACCTGAAAGTCAAGAACTATTTTTCACAGGGGACGAAAAAAGGGACCGAAGTCCCTTTTTAGCGAGTTACATTTTTGTATTAGACTGTTACGCCTTTATAAACAATTGTAGCTTCATCTGCGTCATTGATAGTACTAGGCAAAGCGTGGAAGTTAACCTCTACTGAGATTACGTCTTCAATACTGTGCGTAGGCACTTCTAAATGACAGGTCGGTAAAGTTACTTGCATTGTAGGAGCAGAAGTACCACCGATATCAAACACTAGGTTGAAGTCGTTAGTTACAACATCCGTAGACTCGATTAAGTCTTCAAACAAATCGGCGCTTCCTGCTGCACTATTACTCAAGTAGCAAGTAAAGCTTCCGCCAATATTACGTGTACCAGTTACGTGACCAATTGGCTGATTGACTACACCCAAAGTCTCTGGAGTCAGATAAGTAATATTGTTCTCAAAATTCAAGCTTCCGCCTGTTAATGTAAGAGTGTACGAACCAACAATAGAGCCTTCTGCAGTATTTCCTGTAGTAGTCAAAGTAGTAAGACGGTTACGAATAAAGTTATTCGTAGCAGAGGTAGCTTCACTGATAGTCACAGTAGGGACAGCAGTGGCGTCAATTTCTGTAATAAGAGATGCAAAGCCAGCCCAGTTAATAGTAGCAATACCATCAATATCAAAATCAATACCTGCACTATTTACTACGGAAGATGTTAATTTGTAAGCAGTGTGAGTTGCGTCGGCGATAGTACCACTACCCATTAAAAAGTAAATATCATAGGTCTTTAAAGTTACTAAGTTTGAACCTTCGAAATCAATGGTACAAGTTGTGGTGGTGTTGGCAATATTATCAGACCAAACGGACTCGGTAGCACCTGAAGAAGGGGTGAAATCTGCATTACCTACTAAACCATTCCAAAGGGCTTCTTCGACTGCGTGCACGTGTGCGTCGGAACCAGTATCTTCCCAACCGCCTGTGGCTGCCGCAGTAGACGCAAAAGGACGTGCATATGTGCTGAAAGACCATTCTGCAGGTGCATAAGAGTCATTGAACATTTGACGAGCGCGTCGGCTAGTTGTACCACCTGAAGCGGCCATTTCGTTTAGAGTAATTTCGGAAGCATTGGTAGCTTGAGAAAAAGAAAATCCATCAAGAACCGGAATCTCCCATACTGTAGTACCATCTGATACCATTACTCTGGTGTTTCTGCTAAAAAATAGATCATTAGCCATGAGTTAATCTCCTGTATTATCTTGAAAAGGCTTGGGCGTGAACTTTTGCTCGTGCCAGCATTTTCTAATATCGAACCTCTATCAGCATCTCTCCGACGCCTAAAGGTTCAAGTACACCTTCATCAGTGTCTATACTGATTATAGTGATTTGTTGTGTAGACTGACTGTTACCTGTACGATCAGTATACGTTAATCGTGAATTTTCTTCTATTACGGTTTCTATATCTTCTAGGAGGCCATCTAAGGCAGATACAGAGTCTTCATCATGCACATAACATCTAACAGTTATAGACAAAAATCTATCTTTGTATCCAGCACCCTGATACGCTCTTGTTTCTGAGCCTGCGTTCAAATGTACTGCAGGAAACTCCTCTACTTCATCCCAAAACTTTAGTCTTGGAGACACATTATCGTTTAACTCGGTCAGATACCCACCTGCTCCGTTAATCAATTTTAGCTTTGCCACAAGAGCATTGATAATGCCCAACCGTCTTGTGGTATAGTCTCTTTCTGCCATTACACTCTCCTAGTGTAGAATCTACCGATCGCAAACTCTGCTGCAATCTCTCTGATGGATTTATCAATGAGACTTCTTGGGTCTCTTTGACCATTTGCCCAAGGAGGAGCACCTGCTCCATCCTCAAACACCTGATAAGGGTCTCTCTGATAGGTATAGCCTATACTTGGGAAACCTTTATTGGTTGCCATAATATCAGTTGCTCGTACACTCTCTGCAAAGCGCCCTGTTTGGTTTTGTAGGCTAGGGCTGTTCATATTCTTTCTTACAGTTTCGGGGAGCTCTTTGTTAATCGCTGCAAGTAAAGCTAGTGGAGACCCCGCAACTCCTTTTTTAGCAGTAGTAGTTAAAGTTGTTTTATCACTATCTTTATACTGCTGTCTTGTTGCTTTTGGCTTCTTGCTTTTAAGAGTTCCTTTACCTTTTGATCTTTTTACTTTTGTAGACTCTGTTCTGACTTTGGCACGAGGACTTTTCCGTAGCGGCCCAACAAAGTCTTCAATTATAATCTTTCTTCGCTTTTGTACAGAGGAATCCGAACCTTCTATATAGGCCCACTCTTTTCCAATTTTATCTGCTGCTTTCTTTAGGGCTTTATTTAGCTCAAGTACCTCATTCTTTTCTTTAGAAGTAGAAGCTCGGTTAATTGCCTTACTCTCCATTTTTACACGAATAACGTCAAGAGGAGGGCCTTTATCATCTTTACCTATCTCAAAAGTTATCACTCCTGCAAGCTCGTCTATAACTTTGCTAGCTAGAGGGCTGAGGGTTTTATTCCCATCGAACTTCCAAAGGGCTTGCTGTACTTTTGCTGCTCGTTGAAGAGAAACGGAGCTATCTTTTTCATGCCCTAAATCAAGAAAACCTTTTCTACTTGAGATTAGCTCTGCTCGACTCTCTTCTTTCCTACCGCTGTTTAGCTCTCTTAGCTTTTTATTTAGTGCTCTAATCAAAGGTCTTTGTGCAGCCTGTTTCATTCTTTTAAAAGTGTTAAACACGTTTGCAGATCTGCCAGGCTTTGATGCTAGTACGAACGTAAAGTTAAGGGAACTCCCTTGCAGCTCTGATGTTCTAGTCCATTTCTTACCTGTTTTATCGAACTCTTTTGGGTGAAACTGCTTGTAAAGGGTTCTTACCATTTTTCGCACTTCTTTGCGAACAATATCTCTAGTGCCCTGCGACAGTGTGCTTACACCCTCTCGGGCCTTCATCTCTGTCTCTACTTCTTTAATAATATCTTCGGCATCAAGTGTGAACTCGTGAACCTCATAGTTACTAATAAGTGTTCTGTATGCTTCTGAGCTTTTCTTAATGTCCTTCTCTATATCTTGTAAGACACTTAGTAAGGATACTCTAGACATTAAAAGTTCTTATAAAGATCCAGTATACGTTTGATATGATCGGGGAAGCCTACATTACCAGACTGCCCAGAAGTACCTTGATTCTGGATGCTTGCGCCTGACAAAGTTTGACGCTGTTTATGTTCATCTTTATGGTAGTAAGAAACTAAGTCGATTACTGCTAATTTAAGGTCTGCGGGGCAGCCATTATATCCACCTTTATAAGTGACTTTAACAGCCCCTGGGCCTTTTGCAAAGTTCTTGTAACCATTCGATCCATTGCTACGAAGAATTGAGTCAGTTTCACGATCTACATAATAGTCTGAGTCGTTTACAAGAGTAACATAAGAAGATGAGATAGACTCTCTTTCTTCTACAGAAACCACTTGATTAAGAGGCACTTCATCTACAGATACAGTGTAGTTATCAAAATCTATATTAAAAGTCTCTATCTTATTGATAAGATAGTAGTCTACAAGAGTATTGTTACAATAAGTTTTTACTAATTGACTCACAGAAGTAATTATATCGTTCAGACGACTATCCTCACCGAAACCAGTGATCTTTTTCGCTATTTTGTAGTCTTCTAAAGTAATTAAATTTGCCATATTCTATAAGTCCATTAGTAAAAACTTAGGGGAGCGAACTCCCCCTCGTTTTTTACTCTTTATGCTATTAAGCAGCTGGTCGAACCAATGAAGAGCCAACACCAGAGATAATCTGGCTGAAGCCCATAGATTGGCTAGATACGATAGCTGTACGCTGGTTAGCAACTTCGTAGTCAGTCTCAACCTGCAAACCACCCAGACGTGGGATGATGAATGCGTCACGGTTAGCAACAACAGCGTCACCGTCAACACCAAGCTGGTCACTTACTACAACTGGAGAGCCGTAGAAGTTAGCGATAGTACCAGTAATACGTGCAGCATTATCCATGCCTACCTGCTGGAACTCATCGAACTCACCTTCTTGGAGCAGCTCGTTATAAGCAGCAACAGAAAGGATATAAACCAGACGAGAAGGATCAACGCCCAGGTTGCCCAGAGCAGTACGGCCCGCAAGTAGATCTTTACGACCCATAACTAGCTCAGTGCCTTCGTCAGTAGCAGAAGCATTGTCAAGAATATCTACGATAGTCTTTTCAACTTTCTTAGCCTGCGCGTGTGCAAGAGCGTTCATGATGATTGGCATTACAGTAGCAACCATAACTTCATCAGTGTTGTTGTCGATAAACTGACCAGCGATCAGACGATTAGTAGTCAGAGTAACATTACCCAGAGCGTACTCACCATCAGTACCACCGCCATCAGCGATACGGTTAGTAGCAGTACCGATACCACCAGTGTCTTGAGCAGCCTGAGTTGGCTCCAAACCTACTGGGATAACAGTCTTCTGAGCAGTAACAGCCAGCTCGTCGAAGAAGTTAGCAGCACGGTAGTTCAAACGTACGTTCTCTTCGAACTTATCGATAGCAGTTTGTTCAACAGCACCGGTGAAAGCAACGTTAGCTTTCTGAAGAGCAGCTTGACCAGTAGCAGTGTCTTCGAAAGACTTGCCTAGTACTTTAGCAACCATAGAAGCGTTCATGAAATCCTTACCGAAGCTAGACAGATCACCTGATTTCTGACCACGGCCAGAGAAGTCGCGCTTGCTGTTACGCATAGCTTCCAGCTCAGCTGAGTGCTCTTTAAGGGCAGACTCATACTTCTCTAGTACTTCAGCCATGTTAGCATCTTTAGTAGTTAGTTCTTTTTGCATATCAGCTTCGAGAGCTTCAACGCCTGTTTTAACACCAGTTTCGATGCTTGATTTGATTGCTTGTGCTTCAGCAGCTTTAGCAGCTTCTGCGTCTTGAGCGGCTTTTTCAGCTGCTTTTTGCTCGGCCTGCTTCATTGCGATTTTAGCAGCAGTTTCGTCTGCAACCTGCTTCGCAAAAGCTTCCAAGTCGATTTGATTCTTGTCCATTTTGATCTCCTGATCTGCGGAATTAAGTTCCGCGCTTTTCGGTGTGTGGTCACTAGCTACATTTGAAGCGTTTGCTTCGTCCTTAGCCAGAGACTGACCGGCTAGATCTACACGATTAGTGAAAGTTTTTTTGAATTCGTCGTATTCCTCAGTGGAATCAAACGACTTCGCGAGCGAAAAAGTAGCTGCCTGATTGCAGGGTACCGATACAACCGATACTTCAAACAACTCAGCGTCCTTAATCATTAGTCCGTCAGTTTCTTTTAGGTAGTCCGCGTCCTTGACTTTGAAACCGACGGAAAAGGCTCCAAGGACACCGTCTTTAACGAGTTCAGCAACATTGCCAGGGGCATTTTTGCTAATCTTACATTCGAGTTCTAAACCATTTGGTCCTGCTTTCATACCTGTGGCTCGACCAATTGGTCTATCATAGTCATGATTAAACAAAATAATTGGATTTTTCTCAAAATTTTGTAGTCCACCTTTAGTCCAAGCCTCAGCTGAGATTGTATCACCTGCGCGATCAAAATCTGCTGTACTAGCCATACCACGAATCATTACTGATCCATCGTCTGATTCTGCGGCTTTGAAAGTAGATGTTAGATTAAAAATCTTATTCATATTATTTCTCTACAGTACTTGCCCTGAGTGCTTCTAAAGGGTCTTTGCTTTCCTCTACAGGTTCATCCTGTGGAGGGTTTAGTGCTAATGCACAGAGTTCTTTTTCTGCGCTTTGTACTTTGGTTGTGAAAGAACCCCAAGTATTAAAATACCTCTTCCAGGTTCTTCGTAAAACTGCGTCTGGCTTTCCAGTTGGGTACTTATCCTGCAACCCTTTATAACTAGAAGGTATCTCACCTATCTCTGCAAACCATACTGCGGCCTTTCTTACTATCCTGTCTTTTGTGTTCATTCTTCCTCTTCTGGAGGCCTACCGCCTTCATCTGGGTTAGCTGCTGAACCTGCAATATTTGCAGGAACTCGTATATCGTTAGCATCATCTCTAGTATCGTACCCAAGAGCTTCGCGAGCTTCGTTCGGGCTAATGATACCGCCATTCACCAATGAGGTGTAGTAGGCTGATGCGTCACGTAACTCGGGCTGCAGAGCAGGTACTCCGGTTACGTCTTCTACAATCTCAAAACCAAAGTAGCGAGAGAGTGCTGAATTTAATTTGTTAATATTTGTCAGTATAGTCTCTAAGTAATACAGGCGCATATTCGGGCGAATATTTGCATTGTTTCCAGAGTCTAGTAGAATTGGTGGAACACCGATTGCTTTCAGAATAATCTTTTCGTTTTCTGCAATAGCTGTTTGAAAGTCTAACTCTTTAAAGTTTACATTTGAGATCTTATCAACCTCTAGGCCACCATCAAGAATCAAAGGATTACGACCACCGGCATCAGGGCGGTAGCGAGCTTGCCAAGAAGTCATCATACGCTCTTTGATTTTCTCTGAAAGAGTGTTTGGCGACTTTAGTACTAAACCCGGAACTGCTCCGTTCTCGAAAAACTTATCCTGAAACTTTCTCATACGAGTCATAAGCATCATAGTTCGAGTTGCAGGCTTCAGTCGAGACACACCACGGAATACATCGTGGAAAGAGTTTTCTTTAACGTGGATAATTTCTTGAGGAGAATAATCAATATCATTATAGCTATACTTTTCAATATAGGTCTTTGGATCTCCATGAATTACTACATTATCGGCTGGTAAGTGGTAAAGGTGCGCTCCATCAAAGTAGATAAAGATGTTACCATCAAGAAGTAAGTCTGTGAAAAGATTACGTCTAAATGTGTTAATGTCTTGGAAAGGGTTAGGCTCTTTTGAAAGAAGTAGCTCAACTTTTGATCGCTTAACGCCTTTAACAACGCCAGGCATTGCAATAGGCTTAACAGTGGTGCGTACACCCGCAGAGTCATCAACTACCATGTTTACGGCTCGGTTTACTACTTCGAGTTCTTCATAGTAAAACTCGTAGCTGCCTGTATGCTCTCTAGAAGATTCAACATTATTACCCACCCACATCTGTATAGGGTTGAGCTTTTCCTCAACTTCTACAGGGGCTTTCTTTTCAAAAGGATTATACCAGGCCATGTTTTTCTCTTTGAATCTCTACCCAGCGCATCTGCTTTTTTGCGGTTCCGAGGACAGGATCTTTTCCGTAAATTTTATGTAGTGCTAAATGATGGTGATGACATAAAGTCACTGTATGGTCATATAGCTCGGCACTGTGTTCTTCAATGAAGTCATCCCTGAGTGCTTGTATATAGTCAGGGTTCAGTTTGTTTTTTGTAAGCCACTGGTTTAGGAGTGGTGTCAAGCTATAAAAATGGTGGAAATCAAGTTGCTCTGTCTCGCCACAAATACGACACTCTGTCCCTTTCTCATACTTGGACTTTGCCTTGTCTCGTACATACTTTACTGCGTCACGTTTTAGTTTAGGCATTTTCTTTCCGGTTCTTCATTTTTCATTAGAAGAATTATATCGAGTTTAAGGTAACTTGTCAATAACTATTTTTCCGTAGGTCATCGCTAGAAGGATACATTTGCAGTAATAAACGAGTATAGTGCATAGCGAAGTGCGTCTGCCATGTGCGATGCCATGTTATGTTTCGGTTTTTCCTTTATAAGATTCGGATTTGGATCCCACTGATACGCATCTACACAGGCGAGCGATTCCTTCGCAGCTTGATCAACAAAGAGGGAGTCGTTGTCGATAATGGCTGCAACATGGCCAATTCCATCGATGATAGATTTCTTCGCGTTAATAGTTGATATTCCATAGTTCTGCGCGAAATCGAACCTTGTTTGTTGAGCAGCTGAGTCAATATAAATATAATCAATATCCCAACGATCAATGAGTTTTTGGATCTGTTCTGCATGCTGGTCTGTGGTTCTCTCGTTATTAAAATACTCGTCTAGTAAATAGAACTTCTCGGTGTCCCAATCGTAAGCAATTACACACATTGCAGTTGGGTCTCTAAAACCAACATCGAGACCCGCAAATACATCCATCTTGCTAGTATCAAAGTTAGCGAGGTCTTGTACCTGAGTCTCAAAGTTAAAGTTCCAGATCTGACCTTCATAAGTATTAAAGTCGGCCTCGTACTCCTGCTTAAACTCTGCCTCTGACATAGACTTTCGTGCTTCTGAAATATCGCTCTCAGACATACGCGGATTATCTTTATAAGTAGCACGAATACTGCACCACTCTGGAAACTCATCTGAAAAGCCTCGCATGAAGAACTCAGAGAACCAATTATTGCGACCCCGTGGGGTAGAGATAAAGATTGCTTTTGAATTTGGCTTATCTAGGGTAGGTCGAAGTGCTACGTTGAAAGCATCTCTACCATCTGCAAGTGCGGCCTCGTCGAATATGATAAGATCATAAGAACGACCTACACAAGAGTCAACCTGGTTTACAGAACCCATTCGTACTGTAGAGCCATTAGATATTTCGATCACTTTATCTTTGGCGTTATCTTTTGTAACCTCTAGATCGAAGTGCTTAATCAAGTTCCTTTGTAGATCAAAAGAAATCTGAGACAAGGAGTAGTTAGGAGACATGATTAAGATTGTAGAGCCTGGTACTAGAGACACAAGCTGTCCAATAATGTTCGCAATGTATGTCTTACCTTGACGTCTAGAAATAGCCGCAGAGACAAAACGATACTTAGGGTTATTGACCGCATTGATAATTGCTATCTGCGATGGTAGAGGTGTGATGTTTAGTAGGTCCAAATAAGGAGCTACGGGGAGCTTGAGAAACCTTGCCTCAGATTGTAGTTCAACTATTTCGTCAGAGATTATATCTCTCCGACTTATTTCAACTGCCATTTAATTCTTCCTAAAAAGTATAATCGTGCAAAGACTTCGATAGGGGTATATGCTATTCTTGGAAATTCATAACCCTTCTCCTCTAAAGCCTCTCGTGTTGTCCATTTTTGTTGTATATTGTCGATATACATATTATCGTACTGTAGTACTGCATGACCTTCTCCACCAACTCTGCAAAATCGCATCTTGGCTTTAAAAGTTAATATGTCTTTCCAAAAACCTTTCATAGACTTATTGTTAATATTATAAAGAAGAGTTAGGGAGTAGTCCTCGCAGTCTCCTTCATAAGGAGCTTCTTTCAATATAGTCCAATACTCGTAAGTATGAAACTGCTCTTTGTCATACCGGTACTTCCAGTTTTTATTTAAATTATCAACTTGTTCTTTAAACATTATTTTTTACCTACGGCTTCTTTAGCGTAAAACGCTGCAACAATAGCGGCTACGGAAACAAAGTAGGTAGGGGCCATATTACCTAATGTTTTTTGAGCTTCGTCTAAGCCTATTAGAGAGGCCAGTACTACAGCGAAGGGATAAAGTAACATTCCACCAAGTGCAAACCAGGCCATGTTTCTTTGCGCATCTCGCATAGCATCTGCATCTTCTAATTCTTTTCGGCGAGCTTCAAGGTACATAGCTTCTTCTGAGTTAGATACCTTGCCGTCTCCATTTGTGTCTGCTGGATGATATTCCATTAAGCTGGATCCTCTCCTGAAATAATAAGGTCGAAGTTACAAATTATCTCTGACCCCGCGGAGGTGGTTATAGCCTGCAAGTCAATATCAGTCTTTGCAGGCATGCGCATTCCTGTATATAAAGACTGTGTAAAACTATTTTGAAATACTTTAATCTCGCTTTTTAGCTGAAAACTCTCTCCTTCTTCACGGCAATATAACTGTACAGTTGCATCGTCGTTTTTGCCTGTAGAACTAGTATAGTTTAAAAGATAGCCTACATAACCTGCTGGGATTGTATACACAGCCATTTGAGTTTGTCCTACACCTTCTGCAATTTGAGCTACTACAGTTCCTGTTCCTGATACTGTGTGTGCGGTAATTGTTCCTGCATTTGCACTTCCAATATAACTCATGCGATGAACTCTTCGAAAAGTGTTATCAAATTGAACCGCGGTTGCTCCCGTCATTGCTTTGGTCTCTACTTGCTTTATGTAGTTTGCATCTAGGCCTTCTATTGTAAGGAGTCCCGTATCTGCGCCCTCATCACTCTTTGCAAAGATATTTTGACCACCAGCATCAAAGGCAGACCAAGGATATAGACCTCCTGCACTCCACACGCTTTCCTGCGCGGTACCTGATAGCGCGGGATTGTGTCCAAATTTATGGATAGGGTGTAGATACTGTCCAAGCCCATCTGTATTGTGTGCGTGTCGAATGAAATCGAAATCGGTCATTGCTACCATTTTACTTTATCCGCCCAATATGCTGCTGACATTTTGCCTTTAGCTATATTCTTTGCGTGACGTGCTTTAAACGATCTACGCTTTGCTTTCATTGCTTCTGATTCTCCAGCCTTGGGCTTCCCTGCCGTACGAGCTCCTTGCTGGCCGAAACGAATCGTTTTAATTTTGTCCCCAACCTTAGCCACAACAATGTGAGACTTCTTCGGGTGTTTTGGAGTACGTTTAGGTTTATTATAACCACTGACTCCAGCCCTTTTTAATCTGCCATTAGGCTTCTTCTTACCTTTTCTTTTTGCGGCCACTGCTCTTTCTCCTTTTCACGAATGTAGATACATTACGTGGCTTACCTCCAGGATTACCAGCTGCGCGCTTTCTACGGATTGCTGACTTTCTCTGTGCAGGTGTCATGCGGGCTGCTTTTGCAGCGGGCACACATTTGGGGTACTTTCCTGTCTTTGCTACGGATCTACCACAAGTGTGGTATCCTCCACCTTTTTTAGGTCTGGAAATATCTACCCACTTTTCTTTGAACCACTTAGTAAGCCCGCCTTTGGTCTTTGCCATTACTTGACTCCCATTCGGTACTTACCGCCGCGTTTCTTGTACTCTCTCACTAAGTATGCGTTTGCATATGCGGAAGGGTATACTTTAAACTTTCTCTTGGTCTCCGACTTTACTCTTGAGTATAGTCTTTTATTCGTCGGAACTGGTTTCTTCTTCGCGGCTTTCCTCTTCCTCTTCACTGCCATCTTCAGTCTCCAAAAGCTCGATGGGCATTGGCACATCTAGGAATTTAATAGCTTCTTGCTCTGTGGCAAATTTATGAAGCTTTCCATCAACTCGGACGCACCAGCGACCTCTCTTTTCATATATACCCATTATTTGCTCCTACGTTTGCGATTCTTGCTCGCTCTTTGGCCTCTTTTGGGTTTGCTTGGTTTCTTCTTCGGCTTCTTCATAGCTTTCTCAAAAGCTGCGTGTGTTTTACCTGCCATGTGAATCTTCCCCTTTCCGGCACCGTGACTATGAGTACCGCTTAAACCTAACCGCTTCGCTGCTTTCATAGCGGCTGCTTTAGTTTTATATCGCATCTTATTTTCCTAACGGATTGGACAAGAAGTCCATTCCGTCCCAGAGCTCTTGTATCTCACGCTTTAGTACTTTTACCTCGCCTTCAATACCTTCCAGCTCTTTAGTCTTTAATTCTGCTCTTTGTACTACACCTTTCATGGCTTCCATTTCTTTCTCAACTTCAACCATTCGTTCTTGAATGGCAAGGAGTTTTGTCTGTTGGCCCATGATTGTTTCGAGATTAGTACCAAATGAAGCTAGCTTTCCCTGGAGTTGAGAAATGTCGTTTGCTTCGAGTTCTTTCTCAATAACAGTAATTTGTTCGTGGAGAGGGGCAACGTCTGGAATTTCGTAAGCCTCTACCGCTTCAAGTCTAGCATATACAGAGGAAGCTGTCCATATTCCTCCAGCAATTGTAGAGATAAATGCTAGTACAACTGCAATTTGTGCTCCGCTGAATCCTACGCCGTCGACCTTCATCGTGCAATATCCTCGTTACAGTCTGTTCCAGAGAAGAAGCACTTGTTTTGTGTAGGACCGTTTAAGTAGAAATCACTGTCAGCACCATTAAACAAAACCTCTGTACGTGATGCCATAATATCAATTCCAAACTGGTCAGTACCATTCATAAAGACTGCGAATGCGTAACCACTTGAGTTCTCAGCTGTAAAGTCTAGAAGTACTGCACTAGACTGGTGTGCGAAACTAAGGTTGTCGGCTGCGTCAGTGAATCGTACGCCTGCAGTGTCTGCACCTTCCTGAAGCCAGGCTGATGCTGCTTCGTCAGATGCTACCGCAATATAAGCTGCTGCGTTCGCGGCATGGCTTGCCACATCATCAAGGCTTTCGTTATAAACCTGAATATCTTCTGCTGAGATTGTCAGCATTTGCTCATTCGAGGAAACAAAGTCCTGAAGATTCTCTTGCTGTTCCACATCCTGTGTTTGCTGTGCTTCAACTGCCATGTCAGAAACCTGCACTACTGTTGCGAGATCTACTGTAATCTCTGCAAAAGTATCAATAGCATCGTTCATTAGACCAATCTCTATTTGTCCTTGATCGTTCAAAAACTGGGAAGCAGTGTAAGCTGTAAAGCTTGCCATGCCTTGAAGCGCACTATTGTAAGCCTCTGCTTCTGCTGATGAAATATGAGCATCTGTCTGTACACCAAGAGGCGCGATACCAACGTTTGTAGCGTTCATAACAGTAGCTGCGCCTACATACTGAATACCTAAATCAAGCTTACTTGCAATAGTGCTTGAAGTAGTTACTAAGTTATCGATCTCATTCGCTGGTGCGGAAACGCTCGCTAATAGACATGCCGTCGCTAGAATCTTCTTGTTCAACGCTATCTTCTCCTATCCCTAGTAACGAGTTGTACCAGAGTTGCTTGGCTGTGTAATAAGGCTTAGAGACATACTTGGGCTTGATCGGACATTTAAGATAATTCTTCTTCTTGTCGCAAGTCCTTCGTTCCTCTTTACCCTCCTTTACTTTGCCATAATTCGGAATATAGAGTTCCGGATTACTTTTCATCATTAAGTAGGCTCTTTTACCTACAATTAGTTTTCCTCTTGTTAAGATTGGACACGGGGTGCCAGATATAAACATCGACTCCCACACTTTGTGGTCTTGGCACATTCGTGCTACTGCTGCGACCTTCATTCCAAGGTCTGATAATACTTTTGAATCTCTTCTACGGTTACAGTTCGGATCTTCTTTAAATTTTCCACTCGAGAAACCTACCATTCCTGTCTGGAGAGACCCACCTGACCCTTGAAGGCACGTTTCAACCCCGTTCGCCATATAGCTAGGACTAATCGCTGAACCTACGGGGATAGAGCTCGAAGAGCCAGCTCCATTATAGTTCGTAGTTGAAGATGCCGACGAGTTGTTACTTCCTACAGTCGAGTTCTCAGCATTTGTATTTAACGAACCATCTTGCGTAGTATCGCCAATTGCGAAAGAAGAAACTAAAAGTAGTAGAACTAGTCTCATTACATCGTCGATAAAGTTACGATCACACCGGCTAGAAACAAAATAATTGTACCGCCGAGTGCGTAAAATCGCCCTTCCATACGACCGAGAGTATCTTCTATGTTCTCTAATCGTACAAATGTGGTCTTCCAGCGTTCTTCACACTGTACTTCGTGGGTGCGCAGCTCTAGCTCGAGTCTATTATTCTGATCCATTGAGTAATTTTTCCATTAACTTACCATAGTTGCCCTGGCCGAACGGTACTTGCTCGTTGATCTGGACATTAGTTTGGTTCTTGATGTTACCATTCTCAGCCTTCTGGAGGTCGGTCTGAGCTTTGATTTCATCTATACGCATTTTATGGGCCATTTGTAGTAAATCAGCTAAGTCCTTACTAGAGTATACACCAGATTCCTGGGCTTCTTCAAGTTTGGATGCGATCATACTGTCGAGCTAAGAACCAATGTTGTTCTTGTTTCGATAACCCATGTCGAGATACACTGTGTCGATATACTTTTTAACTTCTCGTTTGTTCAGTTGTTCGACTACGGCTGTTTCAGGCACCTGAAGATAGTCACACACGCCTCGGATGTTTCCGAATTGTAGGTAACTATTGGCTATTTCCAGCCCTTCAGGTGATATTGTGGTTAATTCTTTTGCCATGTGAAGAATTATACTAAGATTAAGGTCTTATGTCAAGTAGTATTTTTCGAAGGTTACTTGATAAAAACGTACCGAACTTCTACTTCAGCTCCGTTCTTTGAAAAATCTTTCGTACTTTCGATCTTTCCTTTTACTAGAAGGCGTTCATGTACCTTCATCTTATAACCAAGCTCCGCAGACTCTTCTCCAGTTTCGATATAAAAATTATTTTCGAACTTGTACCCTAGTCGCAGGTAATCTGAAGTCTTCGAACTGTCGAGATCTGACTTGTACTTATATTCAACGTACCCATCGGCGCTTGCACAGGCCGACCACAAGATGACGCTCG